CAAGAACTGGCAGCAGGTCCTGCTCCGGTTGGTCGAGGCCATGGTCGACGCGGGCAAGGAGGCCGAGATCCCCGCCTCCTTCCTTCGCAGTGGCCCCACCGCCCCCCGCCCCCTCGAGAAGCAGGTCAAGGGAGGTCAGTGGGTCTACACCAACCTCAACCAGGAGAAGCAGATCGAGCGCATCTACGTGCTCGCCCCCCTCCTGGGCGTCCCGGTGATCGTGACCGCTGACGACGGCACCTCCACCACCCTGTAGTCCGCGACCTGCAAGGTCACAAGGCCCCACTTCCTCAAAAGGGAGGTGGGGCCTTCTTGTTACAGATAGAACTGCTCGGAAACGTCCTCGCCCAACACCGACTTTGGAACCCGCACTCCGAGTCGGTCCACCCCCACGGAATACGACTGGCCCGTCAAAACCGAAGGCATTCGCGTTTCGATCCGAAGCATCGACGGGGACACCTTGACCCTCGTTGCAGGTCCCGTGGCCACCCCCACGGGACCCCCATTGGTACCAAGCAGCGTGTCGAGCCGGTATGACCCTGCGTTTGCCCCTGCCGTGAACGTTAGGACCTCCCCTTCAACGGCCGCCCCAAAATCCTGCGCGCTATCCGTGATGACGCCCATGCTAACCGTGGCAGTGCCCGTTAGGCCGGTAGGGCTGGTTGTGTACGCCCTGGCTGTCGCGTCGATGGTCAACGGGAAGGTGATGACCTCGGCCACCCGGTATGCCCCTGCGTTCGCTCCAGAGAGCACCGTGAGGATCCCCCCGACCTGCACCGAGTCGAAGCTACGCGTGGGGTCAGAAAACAGCGTGCGGCCGGCAAGAGTGACCCCAGCCGTCCCTGTAATCTCCTTGGCACCGTAGCAGAACTTGCGGAAGTCGTCGTAGTAGTAGGCGGACATCTCCCACGAGTACGTGTCCACAAAGAGCGTCCCGAAGGTTTCTCGGAACAAGTGCGAGTAGCTGTAAAGGACATGGGCTGGCTTGAGGGCCTTCAAGATGAGCCGGACATTCTCCTGGAGGACGAATGGCTGCGCTGGGAAGGATGTCCCGCCCCCCTCCTCTACTAGAAGGTCCACGAAGAACTGGTCGTCGATCGTGAACGCGGAGCCTGGCTCCCGCGCTTCCAGGAACCTCTCGAGCAGCAAGACATCGGCTTCCGTTAGTAGCTCTGCCCCTTCCTGCATCACGCCTGGTGTGGCCCCTCGGAGCAACAGCAACACCATCTTTTTCAGGAAGGTTCGGTAGGCCTGGTCGCCGTCAACGGTAGGGACGGTGGTGGCTTCGGGGAACACGAATGACCCAAGCACCTCCCAAAGGAACTCTGGACGGGTGTAGTCGTAGTCCGCGTCCTTGAACACCTCTTGTGCCGTGACTTGGAACACAGCGAGCTGCTCGGCCGCTGCCTGGAACTGGAGGGTGTAGAACGGCCCCGTGGTGCGAGAGACGTAGTTGGAAGGGAGCACCTTGATGAACTGCGCCAGGATGGCGCTCGTCTGCAGCCTCACCTTGTCGAGGAAATCCTGCCCCGTCTCTGGAAACGGAGACGGATTTTGAGACAGCGTGATGGCGTCAAGCGGGTTGGTAGGATCGTCGGCGGCCATGGCTCACCGGTCCTCGTCGAAGGTGAACTCGACGTTGCCCATGATGGGATACTCGGACAGGTTGGTGGTGATGTTGCCCGCCCCCGTAGACACGCCGACAATGTAGGTGGCGGCATAGGAGTGGGTTGTGGGGCTGTCATCGACGGACGTGGTGACGAGCACCCTGTTGGCCGTGAGCAGGCGGCGCTGCTCAATTAGCTCGTCCTCCGTGAACCACCCCTCCGCATTCAGGGCCGCCGTGTCGCTAAGTCCTGGAATAGCCAACCCATCATCGCCGACGATGAACGCATTCCCTACCGATGCGCCAAGCGCAGTGCTCGGTGAGGAGGTTAGGAGCGTCAAGGCAACGTCATCCTGGAACACTCCTCGGTACTCGTTCGTGGGGCCGCCTCCATTCGTTGTAGCGGAGGACAGCTCCTGGTCGATGAGCCATGTGGACACCGTCGCTCCGGACCAAGCGGCCACGTACGTCACATCCCCTGCTTGACCCGTGGCAAGACCCTCGCGCACGACCATGGATCCCTCTTGACGGATCATCGTCGTGATCGGCACCTCCACGTAACTAACGCCAGACGTGCCCTCGATGATCGCTACCACATCGCCTTGCCGAATCGGGTCCCCAAGCCGCAACCTCGCGAAGTAGTTGGCGAGGTTCGTGCGAAGAGCGGAGTCCACTGCAGATCTCGAGGATCCCTGAGCCAAGATGACCGTAGCTGCGATGTCTACAGGGACGGGCACGCCTTCCTTGACGACCACGTCTGCCGTAGCATGACGCTTCACGTTGATGGCTTCTTGTGCGACGGAAACAATGATGTTCGTCGTGTAGGAGACGGTGAAGTTCTCGTCGTGATCATAGGACACGAGCACCACGGCTCCTGATGCAATTGTCCCCGTTGGCACACGCTTTATGGCGTAAGGGGTTGTCTCGTCCCCATCCACAATAGTGTAATCGGACACCCCGCTTGGATCGTTTGGTCCCCGATATGTGGTCAGCCCGTCTTGACTCGTCACAACGATTGAGAGCGGATCTGCACCGATGCTGTCCAAATACTCCAGGTACTCCCCTATGAGGGTGTGCTCCTCGCCTACCACGCTAACAGATGCACCGAACGGGATGTACCCCCCCTCCCCATCGTCAACCGGGACGATCTCAAGGTAGTCGCCGGCTAGCGTCGAGCGGCCGAGCACAAGCGGGTCGCTCTCATGAACGAGCTGGTATGCATTGCTTGGCAGCTCCCCACTGATGGCACCCACCACCTTGGACACGGCGTGAACAGGTTGGCGGGTGAAGTCAAACCGATTGCCCGTGAGGCGACGATAGTCCCCCAACACCACATCGGACAGCGTGACGGATGGCTGCACCACGTCCGTGGAGAGTTGGATGGTGTCAAAGCTCGTGATCCGCACGTCCGTGAGGTCGAAGAACTCACCCGTGGATGCGTTGCGAAGCCCTACACTCTGTTCTTCGTCATCCAACATCTCCACAATGGGGAGGCTTGCCGTAAGACTCGGGTCCACGGCGCGGAAAATCAACGTGGACGGGTCTCCGATGAGCACAAAATGGATGCTATTGGCTACGTCTCGCGCAAACGCAAACGTGTCCGTGACCGTGGCAAGGCTGTCCCCTTGCAGCCACACGTCCACCTTGCCCCCACGATGAACGCCAGAGGCGTCCAGGTCGCGGAACATGATGGGGTCGCCTGCCATGACCACCTGCGCCTGCACGACTCCGGGCACGTCCGCAGCAGTCTGCAGATACCCGCGTGCCGTCCCCGAGTCGACCGAAGCCAGCGCATTCTGCGCCCGGGTGGCGAGGTCGAGGTTCGTCTCCTGCTCGTCTCCTCCGAACATATCTCCTGGATTTGTAACAGAGAGCCCCGTCACCCCCGACACCACTTTCCGAATCTGACCCGCGGCCACGTTGCCCGCAGAACCGATTGAGGTGGCCTGAACAGAGACGTTGACCTGGTAGCGCCCAGTCGTAGGGTCGTAGAATGACCCACGGTCGGAGAAGCGAATGCTTGATGCGGACAACACCTTGAATTGCACGGAGCCACCCGCCACGATCGTACCAAGAGGTATTGGTCGAGTGCTCGTAGGCGTCTGTGTAGTGTAGAACGTCACCAATCCACGCGCAAATCGACCGGCCCTCCGAAACACTCCGTACTTCGAGGCCAGAGACTCGAATGCCCGGTCAATGACGGACTGCACGTCCGCGTTGCGCGAGAGCCCAAACGCCTTCTTGAGCGCCAGCTTGTACGTTGACGAGGCCACATTGACGGACAACCCCGTGTTTTGAGGATCGTCAATCTGCAGAAGGCCCGCGAAGCTCTGCGCGCGGTGAAGGAAATCCACGATAAACCGAAGACGTTCAGCTTCTGACGAGAACGGATCGATGAACGTGTCCCGAAGCACGGAACCAGGGTCAACCCGAATCTGCCGATTCGACCGGCTAATCCCAGTGATGGTGTCTCGAATGATTTGCTGTCGGCTGACGATTGGGAACGATCCAACGGTCGTGGTAACTGTCAGAGGCCGTGCCACGACTTCAGCCGAGTAGGACGACTCCACTTCCACGAGTGCCACCGGGTCGAAATAAACCGCAGTCGTCACGTAATACAGAGACTCCGACACGTCCATCGAGGCAAATGACCCGACGTACACAGTAGGCGGACTCGACGTGCGTGTCGCTGTTCGCGAGTGGGTGAACGAATAGCGCGTGGTCGTTGACACGGCTTCAAGCAGAATAGTGGTGCGAACCTTCGTGGCGGTTTCCGGGATCTCTAGCCGCTCGGTGAAATCGGCCTGCAGCACTGCACTGTCCGCATCCACCTGTGATCCCACGTACTCGACGTACATGGGATCCGCCGCCGGAGTGCCGTCGCCGCTCACAAGCACATCGGCATCCACTTCGATGGTGCCAACCTCACTGGTTTCCTCCGTCGTCGTGCCAGAACCCACCAGCTCCAGATTCACCCGTGTGTAGCCAGTAGCCCCGCCACCCTCATACATGCTCGCGTAGAAATTGACCCCTTGGAAATAAGAGACGTCCGAAGGACCATCCACAGACAATTCCACGGCCCCATCCCGCTGCTCTACGGAGACACCCGTAGGCGGGGACGCAACCAGGCTCACGTCCCCCTCCTGCACCAAGCGCACTACGATTGTGGCCGGAGAGGACACCCCGCCATTCCCCGTGATCGAACGCACGAGGATCGTGTTCGCGCCCGCATCTAGGGCCAAGCCGTCGGGGAACACTTCTGGATTTGGCAGCACCCATGAGGTGCCATTGAAGACGATGTAGTCAGGATCCCTGGTGTACGCCCCGCCGGAGATCGACACCTCCATGTCGACGATTGAAGCGTCACATGTCCCTGTAAAGAACTTGGATCCCACCGTAGTTGCGAAATACATGGTGTCTCGAAGGACACCATCGGGGCCAAGCACGAGTGGGGTGATGGATGTAGCCATGATTCTTCACCCTTACCGGAGTAGCAGACTGGACTGAGCCGCGGACAACCCGGTCGTCTCAAGCCCTAGTGACAGCCCATTGGTGCCAGCGAGTGCTACCGCGCCTGGGACGGAGTACACGATGGAGATGGATACCGGATCGTTAGAGGCGTTGCGCACCACCACGTCCACTTCAAACATGGTGGGATCCTGCGGGTGGGGGGACACCCTCACCGACGTAACGGAGTACAGACGCTCTTTTGCGGACACCACCTGGAACTTCGACTGCGCCGCCTGCTGTGCCTGCATGTTTGACAGAGCCGTTTGAACATCCCCTGTAATGAGCGACACGGCTGCCCCGATGGCCTTCGTGCCAATGCGGCTCATGATCGCCGACCCGTAGCCAGGGTGGTACGGATTCGACCGAATCTGCGTGAGTAGGATCTTCAAGGCCGCCTGGTACAGAAGGTTTTCGTCCTGGATAAGTACGGCGTCCCCTTGCAGGTTGAACCTGTAATCGTTCTCGATGAACGTGCCAGAGCACCGTGGACAAAGCCGACCTTCAGTCACGTAAGTCAGCTTGAATACTGGATTTTGACGGACGGGCGCCGAAAACTTGGGGTAGCGACCCACCACCGTAGATGACGATGATGCAAGCCCCCACTTTGGATACACCTGACGCCCCCGTGCCCCACGTTGCACGCCAAACCCGATGGCTGCGGCCCCGGACCCACTCACAAGAAGCGATGAGCCAACCCCTACGGATCCGGCATCCGTGAGAACCAGGTGTCCACGCACGATCTCGGGTGCTACATCTGTGAGACCATTCAAAAGAAGTCGCAGCACAGCGATGGGGTCGACTCGATTGCCAACGGGAAGCTCAAACGTCGCCGTCTCCGTGCTACCCTGCACTGTGAACGTGCGGTTGCACGAATCAATGCGGAACGGCCCAGCAACCGAGCCAGAAAGCTGCGCCTGTGCATACAAACCTCCGGGCGGGATGTACGCCTCGTCGTTGACGAGAATCCGAACAACGCCCGATGCGGTTACGGGCGCTTTTGGCACCAGCGACTTCCGGTCACCCCCAATAGCCACGACCTCCTCCATGATCAAATGGGGGCATGGGAAGGCAATTTGGAAGTCGGTAGACACTCGTCCTGTCCTCTACCACCCGCAGGCTATAGGCCGCGCACCGTCACAACGCGGTGTTGTCCTCTTCGCCTGGAATGTCCGGATACAGTGACGGGTACTTGGCAAGCATCTCGTCATTGGTCGTGGCAAAATCTGGAACGCCGTCCTCCGTGGTGTAGAAAATAGAGTCTATGGCGGCCACGATCTGTGCTACGCCTAGACTGTCCCCGTAAAAATCCATGTCTATTGTGGGGATGGCGCCTGAAACGCCCCCTACGGCCATCGTCATGACCTCCAACTCATTCAGCAACTGCTCTCGCAGGTCACACTGCTTGATGATCCGGGCCTCTAGGTTGTGAAGACGGTGCTGTGCGGTTTGATTGATGAACTTCCGTGTGACAGCCACGGCCCCCGCCACCATCCCATCTTGAGGGTCCTTACGGCCCCCAAGTCGTGATGGTGGGTACTTCTTCACGACGAGGTAGCCACCCTCATATCGCGTCCCAACAGCGGGGCTTCCGGTTTGGGGGTAGACCACTCCCCCATAGGGTTGCGTCGGATACTCCGTGTCGTCATCCGTCACGAACGTGCTATCCGGTGTGAGAAACAACGAAATGTTGAACGGATTGCCACCTTGCGCGACATACGCTTGGATCAGCTTCTCCAGCGTGGATCCCTGGCTAACAGCAAAGCCCGTCCGCTGCTCGGTTATCGTAGTTTCCTGCGACACCTCGTCCGTGGTTTGCAGATACCCCACGGAAATCCGCCCAATCCGCACAAGCTCGGCCTGAATCACAGCCATCCGACGTGCAATGTCGCGACGCTCGTTTAGGACGAACGAACGGTACTCCTGCCACTGTCCTTGTCGAAACGTGCCGAGATACCCGAAACCCATGTGCTACTCCTCGGGAGGGAAGATTAGACGAAGCAGGTCAACCACCGATGACGGCAGACCCCCAGCAAGAAGGACCGTCCCAATCCCATACGCGCCACCCACCACCACCTCCCCATCCTTTTTGATGCGGGATACCGTCGTGGTGGTGTCCGCGGGCTTGTTTTCTGCGGTTAGGAGCGCCTGTAGAATCCCGTTCGTCCCATTAGCCGTGACGATTAGGGTGGCCATCGGCGGCACGTCAATGGAGAGGATGAGATCCAGCAGCCCTTGAAGCCTACGGAGAAGGGCCTCCAGCTCCAAGATTCGAGCCTCAATGTACGAGATGTAGGCCACGATGGCATCGAGAATCCCCGCCAACCCCGCCTCGATGGCATTCAAGAACGCCACGATCTCATTGAGCGCCGCCTCCACCGGGGGAAGCCCTTGCGGGAAGAGCCGGTAGTTGAGCCACGCCCCTCCCTGACGCTTTGCCTTCGTCATTGTGGAAGCTGCGACGTTGAGCACGAGCTGCGATGCAGTGAGGATCTCTGGGTTGTCCAGGAACACGTTGCGGCAGAATGCCGCCTGCGAAGGGCTGCCGAGCGAGTATATGACGGGCGAATCGTCTGCAGACCCCATTGACACGGGGAGCAGCTCCCCGGCTGCATCGGCTGGCCTTTCATCGACATACTCGGGAGGTACTGCAAACCCAGGAGTGCGGGCAAGGGGAATCCCTGCCGCACCCGTGACCCCAAATCGACTTGCGAGGAACGTGGGGTCCAACTTGCCGATTGAAAGGGGGTTGGGTGCCACACCGGTCGATGCAGCCGACCCTGCATCCGTCGACGGGTCCATCGCGTCTAGGATCGTCGCGTCAATGTCGTAGCTCGGGGCAAGATCGTTCCAGGTGATGTCGGCCAACCCCCTCACGACGCCCGACTTCACGGTGACCTGCGCCCTGTCGAGCACCAGGTTGAGTACAGCAGAGGGTAGCGGGCCCGTGCTTGCGAGAAGCATGTTCGCCACCGCCAAGCATCGCTTGCGGATCTTGCCGCGGAACGATGACACGTCGGGAAAGTTCTTCTTGAGGAACTCACCAGGCGACATGCGGCCATACACGAGCGGTACAAGGTAGCGGGCCAGGTCTTCCAGACCCGTCTCCTGCGCCGCCGTGTCCAACTCGAAGCTCGCATCATCTCCTTGGGCAAGCAGGTCCGACCGACTAAGCACAAGGACAGCAAGAGCCGTGGCGACACACTCAAGGTACTGCGAGGTCAATTCACTCGGGAACGTGACCTGCAACGGGGCCGACGCATCCGACTTGTCCGAACTGGCTGCAGATGTCAGCGCGAGCCTCACCTGTGTAAACGACTCCGCTTGAACGTTCCCTTCTGACAGCGACCAGTAGAACGATGACGCTTGCGGACTACTGGCCACCACCGCCGAAGTGACTGCTGACACACGGACGTACACATCCCGTGCGCGCTCTTCAGAAAGTGTGACCGTCACGGAATCGTCGGCATTGACCTCGAACGTCGCGTCATACGGCATGTCCTCGTACCGTAGCAGAGTGGAGAACTGTTGGCCCGGAGCAGCGACGTTGATGCCAAGCACAGTCTTCACATCCACAAAGAACGTGCGTTGAAGAACCGCCTTGTCGCCCATCTGTAGCGCGGAGATCGGGATCGGGACGTTGTCCGCAGCGGAGCGGTAGGCGAAGAATCGTGTCTTCCTGTCGCCGGCAGGGGGGAAATACGTGTCCCCCGATGATCTCCACACAAGAGACGAGTCCTCCTTGAGGATGGATGCCCCGCCATAGAGCTTGAACGGGCGTCCGTCAGGCCCAGCGACGAGACCCATCTCCACTTCGTCGGAGGACTGCGAGTCCTTCGGAGGCGTCAGGTAGGCCAGGTACAGGCCGTCTGGGACGGTGGACACCTCCACAAGGAAACCAGCAGGAGATGGCAGGGGCCACGACACCGCACCGGCACCTGCTGGGGCGGCCATCTGCCACCGCACGCTCGCCACGGATGGGTCTTCTCCCTTGTCGAAGATGTCTCCGATCAAGCCAAACGCCCCCAACCCCGTACTCGCCGAGCCGTATGAGACGTTGAGTCCAGTCGGGATGGTGTACGTGCGGGTGCGACCCCGAAGCCCAAAGAACTTGCGGATTTGACTGATGAAGGCGAGCGCCATTTGGATCGACGTCGTGTCGAACGAGGCATAGGAGAACACAGCAACGCACGCCGTGCGAGACGAGAACGCAGGGCGGGTGGGGTCTGTCCTATCTGTAAGCCGACCCACCATCCTCCGCTCATATGCCGTGAAGCCACCCAGGAGTTCGTCAAACGGCGGCTCTACGTCCAAGTCCCCTGAAAAGTAGACGCCGATCTGTCGAATGTCGTTTAGCAGACCCTCAATCTCAGCGATGATGGCCGCGATGATGGCTGCGATAGGGTCTAGGAACCCCACGAGGAACGCCTTCACGACCCGGAGCACCGCCAGCGCAATGTCAAGGATCGCGATCAACGCCCCGATGAGCCCGTTGAGCGCGGAGGCTAGGTCTGTCACCACCTCGGGCAATTGAACTTGCGCTACTTCCCACTGCTGTTCCGTTGCCACTACGACCCCCCGCCATGGGTGAGGCGACTCTTCGCCTCATAGAGTTCGGCGAGTTTGGCTCGATCCTGATCCACCTGCCCTTGCAGTAGGTCACGAACCTTCGTCAAAAGCTCCTTCTGGCGAACAATGGATGGAGGAAGCGGTCGCTCCCCGCCATCTGTTTGAACCCACCCGTCCACCGGGATCCCAGCTTCGGCAAGTCGCTTTCGGAGGTCATCAAGGTCAGACATGGCTCACTCCGAATCTTGGATGGACTGCTGGAGCCGCAAGAAATCAGCCTGCTCTTGGAGAAGCCGAGGAAGCTCAAGGATGAATCGGTCGATGGCAGGCAACGTGCCGTTCTCCTGGTTCGCGCGGAACTTGATCCACGAGTACCGCAGAGCGCGGAGTCGGTCGCTGCGATCCAAGACATCCGAGACGAGATCGGGTTCAACGGGGCGCCCCGACCCGACCGTGTAGCCGCTCGCGCTGTAATCTCCCTCGAACGAGGTGTACGGATCCCCACCCACCGAGTACGGAGGGTACTCCCGGTCAAGACGCAGATCCAAGCACCAGAACCTACGGTCCAACACGGACAGGCAATCCGACGTGTTGGCGAATGGGGCGTACTGCGTGAGCCCAGCCATGCTGGTGATGTAGACATTACTTGGCACCCCAAGTCCTGCGTCCCCATCTGTGGCCGAGCCGAGGTCGGCCACATGCTGGTCGCGCTGGAACACATAGTAGTCCCCCTGCTTGGACTCGCTCATTGCCGTGGCCATCTTCTCCACGAACGACAACATCCGCTCCCGAATGAAGAGCACCAGGTCAACCGTCTCCGTGCTTACGAGGTTTGTCGGCCGGATGATCCGGTAGCTAATGGGCTCCACGCTAAGGAACGTGCCTTTGTACGAGTTGCCCCCATCGGCCACATGGGTGGGCCGGAAGTCCATCTGGCCTTCGGTCGTGCCCGTAAGTCCAGACCCCGTGATGTCTGGCACCACTACGAATTGCTGGTTCATAGGCGCCGAAGCCCCGAAAATGACAGGAGACCCATCAGGGCCGGTGAACTCGGTCTCCCCGGACACGGCGAGGTAGGACTGCGTGACCGCAGGATCATCTACAATGCGATACCAGCCCCGGTTGTCGTCCAACTCGCTTGGCGCCCCCGCGATGTGTGACCCATCCAGTCGAGTGGACACCGACTGATCCCCCACGGGTCGAGCCCCGTACTCGGCAGGTGATGGCGATCCCGTAGGTCCAGACAGGCTGCCCGCGGGATCCACAAGCACAATGTCCCCGACCTGCGGGGCCGGATCAAGCGCCGAGAAGTCAACCACACCGTTGTCTCGGAACTCGTTGACGACGGAAGCTCGTCCACCCGTGTTTGCCACAGGGTCAGCCGTCCGTGTGAGGACGATCCGATCTGTAATGAGTTCCAGTAGTTGCTCGTTCGACTGCACGTGAGGGACGGGTGCCTGGCGCAAGAACACCTGGAAGGTCTCGCCACCCACCGGAGGCGCCACTGCAAATCCAGGCGATCGCATGATGAGCGTCGTGGCGTTCAGGACCACGGCCACTTCGGCCTGGTCCACCACGGCCCCACTCCCATCAAGAATGCGCACCACGTCGCCGGCGTTCACGTTCACGTCGGCGTTGTTGAACCCACCAAGCTGCGTTCCCGTGCCCGTAGCCGTCAACAGACTGCCCGCATAGCTTGCCACCGTGCCCGTGCGAATCTCGTAGGCGAATCGCAGTGGGGCCATGTCTGCCCCCACTGCATCAAGCGCGACATGGAAGCGACGGATACGCCGCACCTGGAAGGACACCTGCTCGGGAGACGCAATGAGGAATGTGGCCGCATCCCGCATCCCGATCCTGTC